GTTTTGATCTTGACAAAAGTGAAACTTTGAAACTTTTTTGACAATGGATACAGACTTGATCACCAATCACAACCAGATCCGTATTAGCGGATACAAGGAATTGACCGTGCGCGGCAAGGCTCTCTATCGCGAAAAATGCAATGAATTGATCCGCGACGGCGAACTCCGTAAGAGCCACCTGCAGACACTGCTGCTGTGGGCTGATCACTATGACCGCTACTGGCGGCTGCGGAAGGAAGTGGAGGAAGAGGGAGAGACGTATGAGGCTCACAACCGGCAGGGAGAATTGCTGAAGAAGTCCAATCCCAAGGTCGAGATGCGTGACCGTGCGGAGGCGAAGGCGACGAAGCTCCTCAACGAGTTCGGCGCCACGCTCCGCCAGTCCAGGAAACTCGGCAAGGAGAAGCAGCCGCCCAAGACAGAGTTGGACCGCTTTATGGAGACAATGAGCGATGACGAGTAAGGTACCGGCAAGGATCGACAGGCTCCAGGACAGGGTGGCCTGCTATGTGGATGACGTGCTGTCCGGGAGGATCCTCTCCTGCCGGACGATCATCCTGGCGTGCGAGCGTTATCAGAAGGACCTCGCCAATCAGGACCTGTATGTGGACTGGACGGTCCTGAAGAACTTCCACAAATTCGCCCGGGAGTTCAAGCATTACAAGGGTCCTCTCTCGGGGAGTCCTTTCGAGCTTGAGGACTGGCAGCTCTTCATCGCAACGAATGTCCTGTGCCTGAAGTGGAGGCAGACGGGCCTGAGGAAGTACAGGCAGGCCGACATCGAGGTCCCCAGGAAGAACGGCAAGACCTTCTTCGTCGCGGTGCTCGCCCTCTGGCTGCTGCTCTTCGACGGTGAGTCAGGTCCGGAGGTCTATACGGCTGCGGTCGATCAGGCGCAGGCGCGCCTGTGCTATGAGGCTGCGGAGACACTTGCCGTGAGGTCCATATTTGCGCCTATGGTCAAGAAATACAACTGGGGCCTGAAGGTGCCCAAGTCGGTCGGGGTGATGAAGCCGCTCAGCAAGGACACGGAGAACAAGGACGGTCTGAACATCTTCGCCGCCATCTGCGATGAGGTCCACGCCTGGGCAAACACGAAGATGATGGACGTGATCAAGACAGGTACCGGCGCCCGCAGTCAGCCGGTGATCTTCCGTATCTCGACAGCCGGCGTCGATCTGTCGGTGCCCTACTATCGGGATATCCAGGACTACATCAACGAGCTGGAGGGTATCCTGCCTCTCGAGGAGGATCACTTCTTCTTCCTGTATACGCCGGATCCTGACGACGACTGGGAGGACGAGAAGGTGTGGAAGAAGCTCAATCCGAATCTTGGTGTGTCCCTTTCCTGGGATTATATGCGCAGCATCTACCAGGAGGCCAAGACGCGGGGAGGATCCTACGTCGCCGCCTTTAAAACGAAGAACCTGGATATGTGGGTGGATGCCCCTGACTTCTGGATCGAGGACGACGATGTTCAGGCGAATAACGCTCCCTTTGACGAATCGCAGCTGAGGGGTGCGGAGTGTTACGTGGGGCTGGACCTTGCGTCCAAGTCGGATATCTCCGCTGTGAGCCTCTTCTTTCCGAAGTACAATGCCGTGCGATTCATTTTCGTGGTGCCGGAGTCGAAGCTGACCCAGGATGACCGCGTGGACTATCGGCTGTGGGCTGATCAGGGCTGGCTGACCGTCGCTCCGGGTAGGGTCCTGGACGAGGACTGGTTCGTGGGGCTCTTGCTCAATGAGCTGGCTCCGTATGACGTCAAGTGCCTGGCTTATGACCCCTGGGCGATGTGGAACATCGTGCCCAAGCTGCACAAGTATGAGGACCAGCTGATGGCGTACCAGCAGGGTATCCGCTATATGTCGGTGCCTACCAAATGGATCCAGACCGCGGTCCTGCAGCATCGGCTGAATTTCCTTGACAATCCGATTATCCGTTGGATGTTCAGGAACGTGGTGATCTACACGGATCCCAATGCCAACATCAAGTTGGACAAGGCCAAGTCCAGGAACAAGATTGACGGCGTCGTGGCCTTGGCTGATGCTGTCGGTGGCTGGCTTAACGTGACCGGCGGTGAGACGAAGGAGATTTACAAGGAACACACGCTCAGGGTGATATCATTAAACGATTAGCTATGGACACACGAAGGATGGTATCGAGGACGGGCTTCGTCGAGATGTTCTGGGAGCGGGCCCGCGAAGACAGGAAGGCCGGCGGCGACCGGAGTTACGAGCAGATCTACCAGGAGATGGAGGACGCTTTCGTGGCCGACTACGGGGTGCGCTGCTTCCCCACATACGACGCTTTCCGCAAGTACAGGGACCGTTTGTCCGAAAGATGAGTAGAAGTGGACAAATGTCCAGTGAAGTATAGTTAACTTTCTATACATTTGGGGCAAAGCAAACCGCAATGCCTCTTTTTGAACGAATTACCAAATGGATGGCCTCGCGGAGAAGCGATGCCAACGTGGTTGTGGCCCCCGACAGTATCCTTGGTCGTGAGGTCAGCTTCGGCGTATCCGTCACCAACCAGGCGGCGCTGAAGGTCACGGCCCTCTACGCCGGCATCCGCATCCGGTCCGAGAACATCGCGTCCTTCCCGAAGTACGTCAAGCGCCGTACCTCGGAGGGCCTTGTCGATGCCTCGGAGCATCCGGCATACAAGCTCATCAACGTCCGGCCCAATAGCTACACCAACAAGTTCGACTTCTGGAACTGCATCAACACCTGGCTCGACGGGTGGGGCAACGCCTACGCGATCATCGAGCGCGACGGATCCGGAGTGCCGGTGGCCCTGCATCAGGTCCATCCCTCCTGCGTGACCGGCATCACGCTGGTCAACGGGCGCAAATGGTATCGGGTGGTAATGATGGATCCGTGGATGTCATTCCTGAACGGCGACTATCCTGACTACAATATGCTGCACTTTATGCTGGTCACGCTTGACGGCATCAAGGGCGTCAATCCGATCATCTACAACGCGATGAGCCTTGGGAAGGCCATTGCTACGGAGAAGTTTGCCTCCGAGTTCTATGAGCGTGGCGGCAATCTCAAGGCCGTTATGGAGACTGACGGGCATTTTGGCGACGATGACTTCAACGCCTTTATGAAGCACTTCAAGGACAGCTCCAGGAACTTCGACACGCCGCTGTTGGAGTACGGCGTGAAGTACAAGCAGCTTTCCGTAAATCCTGTGGCTGCTGCGCTCATCCAGTCGGAAACTCTGAGTATCCAGGATGTCTGCAGGATCATCAACATACCTCCCCATATGGTCGCGGAACTGTCTCACGCGACCTTCAGCAATATCGAGCATCAGACGATTCAGTTCGTCCAGTATTCGCTCCGCCCTACGGTGAAGCGCCTTGAGGACGAGCTTGAGCGCAAGCTCTTCTTCGAGGACGAGCAGGACGTCTACAGCGTCAAGTTCTCCCTCGACGGTCTGCTTCGTGGCGACACCCAGGCCCGCAGCAACTACTACCACAACGCCATCCTCGACGGCTATATGAGCCGCAACGAGGTCCGCGAGCTTGAAGGCCTGCAGCGCAAGGACGGCCTTGACGATATGCTCTATCCGCTGAATACCGGGGTGGTGGGGAAGGAGCCCGATGAGACAGGTGGCGAAGCAAATCAATGACGCTATGGACAAGATACTGAAAAGGGCCTTCGTGCCCGAGATACGCAAGAAGGACACCGACACCCGCACGGTGACCTTCGTCGCATCGGATGGGTCGCGTGACAGCGCCCACACCGTCCTCAACCAGGATGGCTGGGACCTCAAGCGCTTCAACGCTAATCCGATCATCGGCTACAATCACGAGATCTATGGTGCTTGGGATACCAAGGACGTGGACTTCGTGATCGGCAAGGGCCGCGCCTACGTCGAGGATGGAAAACTCCTCGTGGATATCACCTTCGAGCCAAAGGAGATCAATGAACTGGCTGAGAAGGTTTACCAGAAAATCCTCTTCGGCTCCCTCAACTCCGTGTCAGTGGGCTTCCTGCCTATAGGCAAGGGTGCCTGGGGCAAAGGCGAGGAAGGTCCGGGCGAGGCCCGCGAGACCTACTATTACGCCGGCCAGGAGCTTCTGGAGATCTCCGTCGTGAACATTCCGGCCAATGCCAATGCCACCCGCAAGGGCGAGGACAGCGCCGCAGAGGAGCTGGCCGCATTGCGCGCGCAGGCAGAGGGCGAGACCAGGCAGGATGACTCCGGCGACCCCGGAGCACCCGACTCCGATCCTGAGGCCGAGATTAAGGCTCTCAGGCAGAGAGCATCGATAGTAATGGCAGCGTCGGCTGCTAATGTATAACCCAAAACTCTTTACACAATGCGCAACATTGCAGAAATCCGCAAGGATCTCAAGCACCAGATCGAGGTGATCAAGGCTATGGATCCGTCGGCCGACAAGGCTGCCTATGACGCCGCCGTGCAGAAGGCCGAAGAGCTTACCCGTGAACTTGACAACGCGAACAAGGTCGAGCTCGCAGAGCAGAGGCTGGCAGACAAGCAGCTGGCCGATCTCGAGAAGGACGCGAAGCGTTCCTTCAGTATCGTAAAGTTCATCCGCGAGGCTTCCGAGGGAACCCTCTCCGGACTCGAGAAGGAGGTCGCCGATATGGGCGCCCGCGAGTATGAGCGTCTTGGCCTGTCCAAGAAGGGCTTCGTCCTCCCCAGCGCCGCTCTCCGTGCCTCTGCCGGACAGAACGTCACCACCAACGTGGACGGCGGCTACGCCAAGGTGATCCAGGCTCCTCGCTATGTCGACGGCCTGAAGGACCGTATGGTCCTTGCCAAGCTCGGTGCCACCGTCCTCGGCGACCTCGTGGGTACCGTTCCCATCGTGGGCGTCGGTCAGATGACTGCTGCCTGGTATGCTGAGGGTGCGAAGGCATCCGTCAGCAAGGCCGCTTTCTCGTCCGTCTCCCTCGTCCCTCACCGCAACGCCATCGTCGGCGCGTTCTCGAAGGATCTCCTCCGCCAGACCTCTCTCGACATCGAGCAGATCGTCTGGAACCGCATCCTCGAGGCCCACGCCTCTCTTCTGGAGGCTGCAGCCATCAATGGCACCGGCACTAATGGACAGCCTACCGGTATCCTCACCGCTCTCGCCGCCTACAACAGTGGCAGCCAGATCGCGGCTATAGGCACCAACGGTGGTCCTATCACCTGGCCCAAGGTTGTTGAGCTCGAGACCAAGGTCAACGCTCAGAACGCCAACCGCGGCAAGCTGGCATACCTGACCAATGCCAAGGTCGTGGGCGACCTCAAGACCATTGAGCGCACCGCAGGCAATGGCCGCTATCTCCTGGATGGCGACTACAGCAGGATCAACGGCTACCCCATCGAGTGGACCAACCTCGTGCCGTCTACCCTCACCAAGGGCACCGCGGCATCGAAGTGCTCCGCGATGCTGTTCGGAAACTTCGAGGATCTCTACATCGGCCACTGGGGCGGTGTCGACATCGTTGTGGATCCGTTCACCCTCGCCGATCAGGCGGATGTCCGCTTCGTCCTCAACAGCTGGGATGACAGCGTGGTCGTCGAGCCTAAGAGCTTCGCCGCCATCGTTGACCTCACCACCAACGCTTAATTGACGAGATATGGAGAACCGCGATATCCTGGAAATCACCTGCCCGTCGTTGGAGGCTTTCCGCAAGCATTTGCGCATAACGTCTCACGATCTGGACGCTGAGCTTCTCGCGAAGCTCCGCGCCGGTATTCTGTCGGCGGAGCACGAGATCTCCACGGTAATCGCGCACTCCAATTTCAGCCTGTCCACTGATTTCTGTCCCTGCCTTCCACTGAGGTGGCCCGTCAGAGAGGTCACCTCAGTCAAGGTGGACGGAGATGAGGTGGCTGTGCCCAGCTACAGCTTCGATGAGAAGTCGCTGACATTCGCAGATGGCGTTACCGGATCAAAGGTCGTCGTAGAGTACGAGGCAGGCTTGGAGACAGTCCCCGAGGACATCCAGGCTGCTATAATGCTCTTGGCGGGCAGCTTGTTCAACAATCCCACTGACCGACCCGAGGAGCGTGACCGCACGACGGCGCGCAACCTCCTGCGGCCATATAGAACCTGGGGGAAGCACTGATGGAGAATCTGATCAACATAGGCGAGCTTGACACGTTGGTGACGCTTTACGAGCCCGTGACCGGAAAAGGTCGCGAGGGAGAGAAGCGTTCCAGCTATACCGAGCATTCCGAAGTCTTTGCGAAGATAGATCGGAACGTGGTGGACTCGCTTGCGTTTGATAATTACGATGGCCGTGATAACGCTGTACTGAGTATCTACAAGGTTAGGGGTATGAATACTCGGTGGCAGGTCGGTATCGCCGGCAAGCGTTATGAGGTTCTTTCCATCGATCCTATTTCACGTGTATCACCTCTGTGCGAGGTCAACATTCAATCTATAGACTGATATGGCAACGTCGATTAGAGTTGAAGGTTTGGACGAAGTCTTCAAGGCATTGGACAGGTTTCCTGGAAATGCGTTGAAGATGACGGAGGACGCGATGAAGGAGGCGGCTCAGCCGGTGGCCAGGAAGATCCGCGCAGGTATGCCTAAGGAGTATAAGCGCCTGATCAAGGCGAAACTCATCAAGGCGGAGCACAGGATCAACGGCCATTCCACTGTTATCGTGGGAGCGTTCAAGGGCAAGAAGGTTTCTGACAAGGGAGTGCCACAGTGGTTCAAGATGTACTGGTCGAATTACGGTACCTTGACTCACCGGGATCCTGGTCACGAGTTTGTCTATCCGGTGAAGAAGGGAAACAGGCACCGCAGGAACAATGTCGGACAGCCGCATTTGAATTTCTTCGACGCAGCCATCCAGGGCTGGGAGCAGATGATGTTTGACAATTTTACCGCGGCACTTAAACGGCGCGAGGACAATTTATTCAAGTGAAATGGTAGAGAACATCGGTTCAAGACTCGACGCATTATGCGAAGATCAGGATATCCGCATCTTCCTCTCTGAGGCGGAGACTGAGGATTATCCTTATGTCGTGTATGATCCGACCTATACGCCGAGCTATGACAAAGACGGGATCTATAAGATAGTTGCCGATCTTACTGTTAGAGCATACGCTAAGGACCCGGAGGAAGCGGAGGATCTTGCTTTCCAGGTGAACGCCATTATACTTGATAACTTTGGCACAGAGGGCTACACCGTCAGGACTGTGTCGCAGCTCCGGAAGGAATGTCTGCAGGATACCTGGTCGGTCAGCTTTCAGTATAGAATCACTCAATACAGGATATAATTATGACACCTGGATATAATTTCCGAATCAAGGTAAACAACAAATTCCTCGTTGGCGTAACGCAGGATGATGTCTCTATCACCCCTGAGAGCAAGACTTCGGTCACCAAGGAAGATCAGGGCGTCAAGAGGGAAAGCATCCAGTCGCACGCTACAGAGTTCACCATTGCCGGTCTCTTGGAGGTTGGGGATAGCGGCAGCACTCTCCTGGATAATGACGACATCATCGCGTTGGCATATCTCAAGGGCTCGGCAGCATCCGTGCCTATCGAGTATGTGCGCGGCAGTGGCGCCAAATACACAGGCACCGGCACTATTACCGGCTACACGGAGTCGACTCCTGCCGATCCGGATTCCGATGCAACTTATCGGTTGACTATCCGTAGCTACGACCTCGCACTCGCCTCAAGCTAATGGACCGTATTACCATCAACGGACGCGAATATCGCGTCGAGGCTAATTGGCGCGCCATCACCGCGTACCTCAAGGAGCAGGGAACTGACTCCCTTGAGGCCGTGGGTGACGTGGTCAGCTTGTCGCCCTCTACCATAGGCGGCCTGATGGCGGCCTGCATCAACGAGGGTGAACGTCTTGAGGGGCGTGATTCGCATCTGTCGAAAGATATGCTCGACGATCTTCGCCCGGGTGATGCGATTAAAGCGGTCAACGAGTTCGTACACATCTACATCTCCCAGTCGGCTCCGGCCCTTCCGGAGGAGAAGCCAAAAAAAGAAGAGGCCCTGTAGAAGTTTCCTATCCGACTGTCGGGCAGGTCCGGGGGTGGGCCTTTGGTCTCCTGCATATGTCCCGGGCGGACTTCTACGATATGCGGCTGGGGGAGTTCTTTGAGGCGATGGACGCTTTTCGTCGCGAGCAGGAAGCCGGAAGGCAGCACACCGGCAATCTGGTACGAGGCCTTGCGATCAGGGTAGTCAACCTCTTTGTAAAGGCCAAGTACAAATCTGAACAGAAGTTCTGGCCGATGCCCTGGGATGCTGCTGATGACGCACCGGGAGACGTCGCCGAAGAGCTCGCTCAGATGACCGATGAGGAACGTCAGGCAAAAGTGAATGAGTTTTTAAGCAAATTGGACAATGTCAGCAACCCAGAACGCTAAGGTAGTCTTTGAGGCCGACACCCGAGATCTCGCGAAAGGAGCCAAGCAGGCGCGTCAGGATCTGAAGGATTTTGAGCGGACCAGTAACGACGTTGCGGAAAGCATCGCCGACGCTTTTGGTGTGGACGCCAAGCAGCTGCAGCAGTTGTCCAATTCCGCCCGCGAGCTTGGGCTTCGTCTGTCTGAGTCGGGCAACGCCGGCGTCGCTGCTTTCGGCAAGATGCTGCAGTCGATTGACGCGGCCAAAGTAGCCTTAGCCGGACTTGGCCTGGGCGCTGCAGTCACGGCGTTCCGGTTGCTAACAAGCGAGGCCGAGAATTTCAAGAATACCGTAGCAGGCGCTAATCTCGAGATGCAGACGGCGGCGTATGTCAACACCTATACGCAAGCTCTTCACGATTTCAACGCCGGCACGGGACAGAGCGTAGCCGAGTTTGAGTCTTCCTGGAAAAAGGCTTTCGCCAGGTTCAAGGCAAATTTTCAGCAAAATGTTGTCAATGGCCTTACCGGGAAACAGAACATAGGTACCGCCTTGCTGGGGCCCATAGCAGGCACTATCCTTGGCAGCAACGGTGAGGAGCAGCGTGTTGCTATGGCCGCCGCCGAGCGAGCTGAACAGATCTCCTCCGAGATGTATAATATCCAGCGCGAGATCGCCGCGAAGAGCGTAGAATGGGCACGGTCAGAGGCACAGATTGCAGAGTACCGTCGTGTTGCCAAGGATGACACGGCGACTCTCTCCCAGCAGCAGCAGGCCATAGCTAATGCACAGGCTTTGATATCCTCACGGTATGGTGAGGAGTATACTTTGCGGTCCCGTCTTGCGGCTCTGCAGAAAGAAATGAACGGCCTGGCAACATCTTCGGCGGCTGATGAGGATAAGCAGTACCAGCTGCAGATCCAGGCAGAGAATATCCTGCGCAACAAGGAAACGATGATCAAGTCCCTTAACAGGGACCAGACTTCACTTACCCGTCAGGTGAGTGCGGAGGCTGCAGCTCGGCAGGCGGCGGCAGATGCTGCTGAACTGCAGCGGCAGAGGATGGCGGAAATGAGATCGAGTTTGTCCGGCACGGATCTCTCCGTATCTGATTCAGCAGAGGCTGCTCTGACAGGCAAGGCCACGACTTTACAGATAGGCGCCGTCATCAAGCCGACATATGATCCCAAGGAGATCATTGACATCTCGAAAGAGCTCGCCTCTCTCGTTGAGCAGGGCGTGGCTTCGGTTGCGGATTCCATAGGATCCCTGATAGGCGATCTTGCTACTGGCGGGGACGCTTGGCGTAATTTCGCCAATAATGCCCTCTCTTCGTTTGGCGATATGGCTGTTACTGTTGGTAAGATGGCGATTTCTACGGGTACCGCGACCCTTGGTATCAAGGCCGCACTCGAGAGCCTGAATGGATACGTCGCTATTGCTGCCGGCGCAGCTCTCGTGGCTCTTGGATCCGCCGTTAAGTCCGGCCTTGGCAATGTCGCGACAGGTAATTACAGCGCCTCTGCATCTGTGGCTCCTGCGTCATACGGATCTACCGCAGCTCTGGGTGGCGGCTATGCTACGTCAGCACTGAAAATAGAGCTGACCGGAACGCTCAAAGCTAAGGGCGGCGATTTGGAATATGTCCTGGAGGAGCAGGCGAAACGAAAAAAGATCACTACGTAATGGCCTACGCGGTAAAATATAGGTTCCAATTTGACTCCAAGACGGGGACACCTTTCCGGATAGACATCGCGAAAGATGGCTATTCCGGCGCTATTCTCTCTCGCGCTGTCGGTGGCAGTCCTGTCCTGCGTCGTAGTAAGTCGGATAACATTTGCGGTACGTCCCTGGAGATCCCCGCGGAATGCCTTGTCGACGGTGAGTATGAGGAGTTCAAGACCTCAACCCCTTTCACTTTCAAGGTGCAGCTCTACGGCGGCAGTGATTACGGCACCCTTATCTGGGCCGGCTTTGTCACGCCGGAAATGATGAGCGCACCGGATATCGCTCCGGCCTATGATGTGCAGGTATCCTGCACGGATGGCCTGGGCGAGTTGAAATATATACCGTATCCGGCACGTGGTGGCTATTCGCTTGAGGCGCATCTGCAATACTTGCTGGGGCTGACAAATCTGGGGCTGCCCGTCGAAATGGTCAATGACCTGCGCCATAGTTCATATAGTGCTTCTCAGCTATTGAGCGAGACCGGCATTGATCTGGATTTCCTGAAGGATAAGAGCTGCTATGATGTTCTGCAGAGTATCCTCATCGCGCTGCACGCGACGATCACCCAGCATAATGGCGCTTGGCTTGTATTCAGGGAGACCGGCGCGTCCATCGTTTCTCGTGCTGGAGCGGCCCCTTATATCCCGACGTCATCGTCGAGGGCCATCACGGTCGATAATTTCGGAAGCGAAGCTACACATTCAGACGGGTGGTGGCCAGTTGGCAATATGACGCACAGCAATGAGCCTGCTCGTAAGCGTATGGTCCTGACAGCAGAGAATCATTACGTCGAGAATATACTTTCCGATGCTTTGTGGACAGCGGTATCCGGTGGTGTCGACTCGGGGGATTTCTGGACACTTGCATCTGCTGGCGCCGGGATGAAGCAGACACACACGTTTTCGCAGCAGGTATCCAAAAAGCTCCTCCTGTCCATCAAGGTCCGTAATGTAGGATCCGGCGCGGATCCTGGTAAGCTCGCCGTTAAGGTGAAGGCAATCGGCACCTCATACGCAGGATCCAGGACGTTCTATCTTGCCAATGGATCATATGGGCGAAGGAACGCGCAGACGGATTTCTCCTGGAGCACTAATGAAACGACCTGTATCGTGGAGGTACAAGCCCCGGCGGCGGAAGATACAGACGAGGATTACGTGAATATCGGTATCGTGCTTCCCCTCTACCGAAACACGGCCCGTGATTACTTCTACGCAACCTCTCTGGAGATCACGGTGAGCAATAGCGAAGGAACGTATGAGCAGCGGGTTTATGGTATTTCGCTGTCCAAGTATGAACGTTTTTCCGGTTTCAGGAAGATCGTCGAGCTGGGGAATGGCGCCAGGGGAGACGGTCCTGACGTAGACCTTGCTTTTGCAGCGATCACTGGCGGCAACCTGTATGCCGGCGCCGAGGAGATGATGCTTGGCGTGCCGGTCGATGCCACCTCTCTCGAGAAGATTTCGACGTGGTACTCGTCTAAATTTGAGGCCGGTCTGGATTACCTTTCCCTGATGGCACGTGATTATGCACTTTCCGTCGCTGAAGCACGTACCTGGTTGCGGGGAACGTTGAACGTCCCCGTAGGTCGGGCGCGTATACCTGTTTGCTTCAAGGACGATTACACAGGCGTCTATTATTTCATAGAGACCTTCTCCTGGGATTTGTTCACGGACGATCTTAGTGTTGAGATGCTCAGCCGCCCGGTAGCGTCTATATCGGTAGCCGATGAGACCATTGAGGAAGAGGCGTCTGACAACCCCAACGGCCACTCCCAGAGTGAGAGCTCGTCCTCCGGTGGCGGCGGTGGCGGAGGCGGTGGCACCGGTACGGTGACCTCCGTCGGACTCTCAATGCCCGATGCTTTCAGCGTCACTGGCTCTCCCGTCACGGGTGCAGGGACGATTGCGGTCACCCTCAAGAGCGGGTACACCATCCCTTCAACCACGCTGATCAACCGCATCCCCACGGCTACGCAGACGCAGCACTGGGAGACGGCGTACCAGCAGACGCATACGCATAGCAACAAGACCGTCCTCGACGGCATAACGGCGGCGAAGGTCGCGCAGTGGGATACAGCAGCGGGTGGTGGTATGACCGCTTCCGACCTTGGCCTTCCTGCGCCTACCGTCAAGATAACGAAGACCAGCTCTACGAGCTACATCCGCGTGTGGCATCCGTTAATCTGGTCCGTATCTGGTGCGGAGATCGTCCTGATGACCAAGTCGCGCAAGGCCAGGTCGAAGCACGGCACATCGCGCACGGAGTCGTCTAATGCGCATTATCCCAGGAAGGGATGGATGGTGGCGAGAAGCTATAATGGTAGCAGAACGTTCACCTTCTACGTTCCGCATTACTCAATTTGCACGGATGATGCCCTTGTGAATCTCCAGAATTACATCATCCGCTACTACACCAGGGTGGGCGATCGCACTCGAGCACAGATGGCCTCTATGAGCTATGCTGCGTGGAGGACTTATACTGACGCACATTTTGGTTGGGCGCGTACCAAAACTGGGTCAAAAGGCCGGAATCGCCGAATGTTCGGGGTGGCCGTCCGGATCCCCAACCCGGCGTGGGACAGAGTTGTGAACACGCAGCAAAACCTCTCGGAGCATACGCAGTGCCTATCCGATGCTCACGGGAATCCGGTACCCCGCTATTTATACAGTGCCGTCGCACCACTGCTTGCTCAAATAGTGATTGGTAGTGATGATTATAGGAGCTTAGGCTTTGAGGTGCGGTGAGAAAAAAGGGAGGGCATCCGATGGACAGCCCTCCGAGAGCGAGGGCATCCGATGGACAGCCCTGCGTAGCGAGGGCATCCGATGGACAGCCCTGCAACACAAAGATAGCAAAACTTTTTGAAAATTAAATATATGGCAGAGATTCAAATACCCAACGTCAGGCAGGAGTCTACCGTCCTGCTCCCTACAAGGCTCAAGGACAATGGCGTGACCGTCGATTGGTCCTCCCTTGGCAACATAAAGGCGTATATGTACAGCGACGTGCAGCGCGTCATCGCCGGCAAGTGCTCCGTGGAGGTAGACGGCGAGGACTCAGCGGTCCTGAATGTCACCTATCCCGCCACGCGCCCGCAGTACTTGGGCGTGAACTCCCTGCTGATACGGTGCAAGTACCAGGGGAGGGAGAAGACCTACGATGTGCCGGTGCTGAACTTCGTGGAGAGGACAGCCGAGGCTACCGGCGTGACGGTCCTTGACGATCCTGTGGTCAATGTCGAACTGGATGTCAACGAGGTCAGTACGTCCCTGCTTGACGGTGCCATCGCGGCAGCTCTCGACGCAGCGGTGAAGGCAGAGGAGGCAGCAAGCAAAGCACCGTACATCGGCGAGAATGGACACTGGTTCGTGTGGTCTCCTTCCGACGGGGAATACATCGACACGGGCGTCGAGGCGCAGGGGCCGGAAGGCGCGGCAATCAAGATCCTCGGCACGCTGGAATCGACAGACGACCTGCCCGCCACCGGGAACGAGATCGGAGATTCGTACCTTATCGACGGTGACCTCTGGACCTGGACCACGGCGGATGCGTGGATCAATAACGGTCAGATCCGAGGCCCTCAAGGTCCGAAAGGTGACAAGGGAGACAAAGGCGACAAGGGAGATACCGGCGAAACCGGTCCTCAAGGACCTAAAGGCGACAAGGGTAACAAGGGAGATAAAGGCGAGACCGGAGCCACGGGACCTCAGGGCCCGGCAGGAGTGACGGACGTCGAGGTGGAGGTCAGCGAATCCACCGGAACCCCGTCTGCCTCCGCAGAGCTGGAGGGCAGCACCCTGACGCTGTCCTTCTCCGGCCTGAAAGGCGAGACCGGCGCGAAGGGTGATAAGGGAGACAAGGGAGACACTGGCGCAAAGGGTGACACTGGAGCAACCGGCCCCCAGGGTCCTGCCGGCGTCACTTCGGCAAACGTTACGGTCGACAACACGACCGGCACTCCGAGCGCATCCGCATCTGTGGAGAACGGTGTGCTGTCCA